CGCACCGACCACAACTCCAGCGTCACGACTGCTCCCACTCGTCCTGGATCAGCCGGACCCGCTCGCTGTAGTCCCGGTAGTTCTCCACGAGCAGCGCCAGCACGCCCTCCGGCTGCGGACGCCTCCCCGACACGTGGTCAGCGAGGATCCACGCGTCCACGTCCCGCTTCAGCCGCACCCGCTCGAAGCCGTCCACCGACGTCCTGGCACGGGTCGCGACCGGGGCCTGCGGGTCCGGCAGCGCCGCCAACCCGTCCAGGAACCGCGCCACCTCCTCCTCCGACAGATAGCCCTCCACATCGCTGGTGACCGGCGTGTCGTACACCAGCCGCCCGTCCCACAGCACCGCCGCCTCGAACAGCCCCTCCTCGTTGCCGTGCGAGCCCCCGTGGCGCACCACGCTGCCCGTGTACCCGTTCTGGAACGCGATCCGCCCCACGAACAGGTCGCCCAGCCCAGGCGGGGCGAACCTCCCAGTCCCGCGCACGTCCAGCACCTCGTGCCGACCGAACCTCTTGCTCCTACTCATCGCAGTTCCCATCTCTCACGAACCCCCCTGATTGGAGGCGGCGAGCGCCGCAGGCATGACACCTGCGGCACCGCCGTCAACCCGTCAGGGCAGCGGGTGCGACTGGACGCGCACCACCACCCCCTCCTCGTCCGACAGGGCCACGAGCAGGTCCAGGAAGTCGAGGTGCTCCCCGCCCCCGCCCCACTCCTGACGCACGAACGCCTGCGCCGCCGCCAGGTCCGCGTGCACCGACGTCAGCACCTCCCCGCCGGGCAGGCTGGCCGTCACCGTGTGCACCGTGGACCGGGGCCGACCAGGCAGCGAGCCGCGCAGCACGTCGAGCATCGCGTCCATCGGCAGCACGACGTGCCCGTGCCCGTGGCCCTCGTCGTACGGGCCGTCCGCGCCAGCGTCCACCGCCCGCTCCAGCGCGTCCGCCAAGACCTTCGCGTCCAGCCGGGACACGTCATAGCCCTCGTGCGACAGGTTGTGCCGCGCGTCGTCGAGCGCCCACCCGGCCAGCGCCTCGTCCACCGCCCCGTCGATCTCCTGCTGGTACGTCTCGTCGTCCAGCACCGGGTAGTCCTCGACCATCCGGCGCAGGTCGTCGAGCACCAGGCCCGCCGTCTCCCGGTCCACGTGCTCCAGGCGCAGCGCGAGCCCGTCGTACCCGAACATCCCGGTCAGCCGCAGGAACGGCTCCTCCTCGTACGCGGCGAGCAGCCAGCGCCGGTTCGCCGCGTCCACCAGCGAGCCCGTGTAGTCGCTGGACGCCACCGGCAGGACGAGCAGCACGGCGTCCTCCGGGTCCGTCACCTTGTGCCCCTCCAGCAGCCCGATGTCGGTCCACTCCTCGTCCGCCAGCCACGCCCCGTCCGGCAGGTCGCGGAGCAGCCCGACCACGGTCTGGGACAGGAAGAACTCCCCGTCCACCCACTCCCACACGAAGTACTGCTCCGTGTGCTCGTTCAGCCAGTCCTCCGCGTCGTCCATCACGCCCGGCTCGTCCTCGTGCAGCACGGGCGGCACCTCGCCCGGCCAGCCGAGCGCCTTCGCCAGGAGCAGCGCGTCGTGCGTCGCGTAGATCCCCAGGTGCCCGCCCACCTTGCAGCCGGGCTCCACCTCGTGCCCATTCACTGTCGCCATCATGTCTGTCGTTCCCATCTCTGTCTCATCCCCTCGCCGGAAGGTCCGGCTTACGTCCATTGTCCCACTACACTGCAACGAGTCCTAATACGAGTCTGAATCCTCGTCCCGACCACGCAGCATCTCTTCCAACGTGCTCCGCCCAGACCGCCCGTTCCACGCGCGCATCCAGACCTCCAGGTCGCCCATCCCGTCACCTCCCCAGGCAATCGAGCATGACCTGCACGTCGTCGAGGCTCGCCAGGATGCGGTCCACCTCGGCGTCCTCGTCCTCGCCCAGCACGGACCAGTACGCCTCCAACAAGTCCTGCACCTGGTTCAGCGCGCGGCGCATGCTGATCGAGGACAGCCCCGGCGCGGGCACCAGCACCTCCGGCAGCCCGGACCCGTACCCGCTCATCGCGCATGCTCCGACAGCGTCGCCCGAGTCCCACGGCGCAGCACCGCCACCGGGCACATCCTGCCGATCGTCTCCCGCTGCCCGTCCACCACGACCCCCAGCCGGGCCGCGGACCGCGCGTCGTACACGTCCTGCACGAAGAAGTCGTCCGTCCGGGTCACCACGAAGTCCCCAGGCGACACGTCCCGCACAGTCGCGCCCCACACCTGCCACCAGCCGGGAGTCCCCGGCTCCAGCGCGCGCTGCTCCTCGATCTCCGCCCGCACCTCCGCAGTCGTCCTCATCGCCGCACCCCCAGCCACACCCGAGCGGCCAGCGCCACGAGCACCGCGAACGCCAGCGACGACGCCCCCGTCCGCTGCTCCGCGCCCGGCGACGCGAACAGGAACAGCGCCGCCACCCCCAGCGCCACCCACAGCAGCGTGAACGCCATGTGCCTGCGCTCCGACGCCCGCCGAGCAGCGGCCACCTCGTCCAGCGCGCGCCGCGCCGCCCGAGCCTTGGCCGCGTCGATCTTGTCCTGCAGGCTCTCCGCCCGCTCCAGCCGCTCCCGCAGCCCGGCCTCGCCACCCTCGGCGTAGGCCGCAGCCATCTCCTCCTGAGTCATGATCCTGCTGTCCCTATCTCGTCCTGCCACGCCCCTACGTAGCCTGCAGGACGCCCCGGCACCCTCCCGTGCCAAGGCGCCCCGCAGGTCACGCCCCCGTGCGCTCCGCCAGCCGATCCTCCGCAGCCTCCAACCGCTCGTGCGCCGACGTCACAGCCGCCGACGCGAGCCGCTCCTCCGTCCGAGCCCGCCGCACAGCGGCGAGAGCCGCCAGGTAGCGCCGCTCCGCCGCGTCCGCAGCCCGCACGCACTGCTCCACCTCCGCCCGCAACGGCTCCGCGCAGCCCGGCCGGTGGGAGAGCACCCAGCCGCCGACGATCCTCTCCGGCTCAGCCCCGCACGCCTCGCAGCCGGTCACAGCGGCCACCCGAACTCCACAGACGGCACCAGCAGGAGCACGTCCTGCGTGCCGAGCACGCGCACCGCCTGCAGCACGAAGCCTCCGTATGGCAGCGCAGCCCCGACCACGACGCCCATCCGGCCAGCGTGGTCCACGTGGAAGATCTCCACCCGCTCGCCCACCGGCCAGCCCTTCACCTGTGCCATAGATCCATCCCATCTCGCCAGTGCCACGCCGTACGTAGCCTGTTCGGAGCCCCCCATATGGCAGCGGGGGCTCCTAGTCAGGTCACGCAGTCCGCAGTTCCATCCACCAGCCGAGCACGAGCCAGAGCCGCTCCACGTCCACACCCGGCAGCGCCACCCGCACGCCAGAGCCGTCCGGCTCGTACGTCAGCGGCAGACCGCCGTCCGGCTCGAACTGGATCGCGCGCAGTTCCGCCACGAGCGCGGAGCCGGGGAGCACCAACGTGTCGGACCCGTCCCACACGCCAGCGGGGAGCCCGTCCAACAACGTCTTCAGTTCCTCGTCCATGCCAGTCCAATCTCGTTCCAGTGCCACGCGATACGTAGCCTGTTCGGCGCCCTCGCGAGGGCGCCTAGTCAGGTCACGTGTGCTGGCGCAACACCTCCGAGGCGACAGCGATCGCTTCCTCGCGCGACTTCACGCGCCCGCCCACGGACGCCCAGTGATCCTCCAGTTCCAAGATCACTCCGACCCGGACCTGCCAGTCCCACTTGTCCCCGCCGTGGAAGTTGCTGACCCGAGCGATCACGTCCCAGCCGTTGGCGTCCCAGACCACCCAGGACTTCACCTCGCGAGTGATCGGGCGGCGCTCAGCGCTCCACATGGTCTCGAAAGCGACAGTGCTCATGATCGTTCCCCATCTGTTCCGTGCCACGAGATACGTGACCTGTAGGGTGCCCCTCCCACGGGAGGGGCACCGTGTCAGGCGACGCGCCCGTCAGGCGGCTGCGAGGCGGGTGCGCTCCTCCGCGATGGCGGCGTCGATCTCCGGCAGGAGTTCCGCGCCGTCCTCGCCCAGAGCGACCACTTCCTCGCGCTGCGCCAAGAGTTCCGCGAGGCGCGGCGACGACACCTTGGTCACAGTGACCGGCGCCGCCTTGGGCGCCTTGCGGCGCGAGGAGTTCCCGCTCTCAGTCGCGCACTTCTGGCAGTCCAACTTGTACTTGCCGCCCACGGACCGCGCCCATGCGTACCCGTGCTCGTCGCACCGCGTGGAGTCCACAGCCGGGTTCCCCTCCCGCGCGAGACGTGCGAGCGGGGAGTCGTCGAACGTGTCGAACGTGCATCCCACGATCAGAGCGGGATCCTCCGTGCTGTAGATCTTGCTCCGGCTCTCCCCCGGAATGTCCACGCGCACCTCGTTGAGCGAGTGCGGGCGCAGCGACGCCACGGTCACGACCAAGGGCGCGCCATCCTCCACGGGCGGGAGCACGACCGGACGCAACGCGTAGTACGCGCCCACGGCGTCCGCGATGGGCGTGGCCCACGGGTCAGACTCCACCGCCTCCAGAATCGGCGCATTGTGCTTCTGGATCTTCGCGATTTTCGCGAGGCGGATCCGGTCGGCGATTGACAGTTCAGTCATGATCTTGCTTCCTATCTCGTAGCGATCACCCAGTGTGATCTATCGGACACGCGCGAGGCTTGCGCCTAGACACGTGCCCTGTAGACAACGCTTTGTGTGCGCCCGATTCACATACGTCACACGTAGACACCCTTCCCACGGATGCCACCTACGTGTACGGGCTACCCGAGGGCTCCCGCGCTCCGATACGTCTAACGCAATGCACACGGCGTGTGCTCCCCCTTGCGCGGTCGTGACCCAAACCCTACGCAAGCCATTGCGTGCCACACGTATGCGCTAGGTGACAATGCTAGGCGCGCTTACGTGTGCTCCCTACGGAGACTCGTCGCTATGTAGTTCTCAAAGATCATGTTTGCAAGGTTTGCGTTCCCGCTTGCCCCACACTTCGATGTTACCTCATCCCGGCCCCCGCACCAAACCCGCGGGGCGTGACCTAGGTCTCACCTTGCTCGACCCCTTGGCCCGAACCTCCGAGCCGCCTTGCCGAACAATCCCAACCTTGCATGATCAACTTGCAAGATCACAAGCCATTTCCGTGTGGCCTAGGTCACACTACCCACAGTCGCGAGCCGAGCTAACTGTGACGACCGCCGGCGGTCCGCCGAAACGATCTTGCCCGCGGTCCGGCCGTTGCTGTCCGACCGGCTGTGTTGGAACAGTTCCGCACCCATTGTGATATACGTCTCAATCCTGCGACGTGACTTTGCGAGAACGGGATGCGCATACTGATCATGGAGGGACACAGAGGGGGAGAGATGAAAGATCACAGCAAGCACACGAAGGTGAGAGTCAAGGGCGAGAAGATCGCCCTGCGCTGCGACGCCTGCGGATGGACCTACACAGGTCCGAAGGTCCCAGTGGCCCCCCGGCCGATCGCCGGGAAACTCGGCAAGTGATGACGCCCCTTCCGGGCAGTACCTTCCCTAAGGCGCCTGCCCCTCGAAGGAGCGGAACCGAGTCAACGTCCGGCTAGCATCCCCAGAAGTTGGATCGCGCTGCCCGGCGGCTGGGGGGGAGACCGGAGGTGCATCCCTCGGTAACGCAGCCAGAGCATATCAAAAGGAGAACCCCCCGTGATGCTAGGCACGGGGGGTTTCGTAACGCGATCCCGAAAGAATCCTAGCACTCCGGCGGCTGCGATGACACGACCCGCCCAACGTGCTATCTCTGGATCATGGCGATGCCCTCCAAAGGAGCCAGGAAGACCTTCCTCCTGCGGATGCCCCTCGCCACCCACGCCAGAGTCATGACCATGAAGCAGCGGACCGGCTGGTCCATCACCGACACCCTGGTCCGGGCCATAGACGAAGGGATGGTGGTCCTCGATGGCGCCCAGGACGGACGTCGACGTCCACGCCCCCCAGCACCGCCGACGTGACCAGCCCTACCCCAGGGGCAACCGCGCCGCCACCGGCCTCCGCCTCGCCGGGGCGTCCTGGGGCGAGATAGCCGAAGTCCTCGACCTCGCCAGCCCCGCCGCCGCCAAAGCGGCGGTCACCGCCGACCTCGCCACCACCGGCAGCGACGCCGAGGGACGCGACCAACTCCGCGACACCGAGGGGGAACGGCTCAACCGCCTCCTCCGCGGCGTCTGGCGCAAGGCCACCGACCCCGACAGCCCCGACCACCTCGCCTCCGTCCGCGCCGCCCTCGCCGTCATCGACCGGCGCATCCGCCTGTACGGCCTCGACGCCCCCGCCGAGGTCGTCGTCCACTCCCCCACCACCAGCGAGATCGACGCCTGGGTCGGCGCCCTCCTCGCCGGGCACGGCACCGTCGTGGAAGGAGAGGTCGTTGAGGCCGATTGACGACTTCGACCTGGACGAGGATCTGCGGGACGACACCGCCGGGGTGAAGAACTGGCGCGACGTCGCCATGACCAGCACCCCGCTCGTCCTCGCCCCCCGCGCCACCGTCCCCAAGAAGCGCACCTTCGCCGTCCAGGCCAACGTCGGCCCCCTCCTCCGCAGGCGCGCCGCCGTCGCCGCCGCCCGGATGGGGCTGAGCCGCGCCTCCTGGTTCATGCTCGTCGTCGCCCACGCCGTCCACGACCAACTCGGCGACGACATGGACGACCTCCTCGTCGGCTGCCCCCGCATCTACCAGTCCGAGCCCTACGACGTGGACTACCGTGGCTGACTTCGACCCCCGCGCCTTCGAGCAGTGGACCCCGGCCGCGCAGGAGCGCGCCCTCGCCCGGCTCAACGAACTCCGCAACGACTCGTGGCGTCCCTTCTACTGCCCGAACCACCTGTGCGACGGCAGGCCGCACGGCGACTGGGAGTGGAGCCACGCCCGTCGGGACCAGCGGCCCCCGATGGACCCGGACTGGTTCCTGTGGGCGCAGATCGCCGGACGGGGTTCGGGGAAGACCCTGTCCGGCTCCCGCTACACCAACCGGATGAGCGAGCACGTCGGGCACATCATCGTCGTCGCCCCCACCAGCGCCGACCTCCGCGACGTGGTCGTCGACGGCGAGTCCGGCATCCTCGCCTCCGCCCAGCCGGGCAAGCGCCCCCAGTACGAGCCGTCGAAGCGCCGCCTCACCTGGCCCAGCGGCTGCCGCGCCCTGCTCGTCTCCGCGGAGGAGCCGGACCGGCTCCGCGGCCCCCAGTCCGGGTTCGCGTGGTGCGACGAGGCCGCGATCTACCCCGACCTGGACGCGGTGTGGGACAACCTCACCCTCGGCCTCCGCCTCGGCAGGAAGCCCAGGGCGCTGATGACCACCACCCCGAAGCCCCGCCCGCTGCTGAAGCAACTCATGGCCGACGACTCCACCCGGCTGTCCCGCGCCACCACCTTCGACAACCTGCACAACCTGGCCCCCACCTTCGCGGAGAAGGTCGTGAAGCGGTTCGAGGGCACCAGGGTCGGCAGGCAGGAGTTGTACGCGGAGATGCTCACCGACGTCGAGGGCGCGCTGTGGACGTGGGACATGGTCGAGCGGGCGAGGATCGTGGAGGGGCCGGAGGGCTACGAGCGGATCGTCGTCGCCGTCGACCCCGCTGGCACCGCGAACCGGAGGTCCGACGAGACGGGCGTCGTCGTCGTCGGCTACGACCAGGGCACCACGTACGTCATCGCCGACAGGAGCGGCCGGTACAGCCCGAACGGCTGGGCGAACGTCATCCGCAACGCCTACGACGAGCACCAGGCGGACGCCGTCGTCGTGGAGACCAACTACGGCGGGGACATGGTGGAGCACACCCTCCGCTCCTCCGGGGTGGACGCCAGGATCATGCGCATCCACGCGAGGCGGGGGAAGTCGCTGCGCGCCGAGCCCGTCGTCTCCCTGTTCGAGCAGGACCGGGTGAAGATGCTCCCCGGCATGCCGGAACTGGACGACGAACTGACCTCCTGGGTGCCGTTCGAGGGCGCCAGCCCGAACCGCGTCGACGCGATGGTGTACGGGGTCACGTACGTCGCGAAGGCCCAGATCCCCGCGCAGATCGGGAACCCGCTGCGCCTCGTCGTATGAGATTGGGGTCCCTGTGCACCGGATACGGCGGGCTGGACATCGCGGTCCAGGCCCACTACGGGGCCGACCTCGCCTGGGTCGCGGAGGTGGATCCGTGGGCGTCCGCCGTGCTGCGCCGCCTCCACCCCGGCGTCCCCAACCTGGGCGACGTCACCAGGGTCAGTTGGCACCGGGTCAGGTCCACCGCCCCGGTGGACGTCCTCTGCGCCGGATACCCGTGCCAGCCGTTCAGCACCGCCGGGCAGCGGAGGGGGTCCGACGATGAGCGCCACCTCTGGCCGCACGTCCGCCGCGCCATCCAAGTCCTCGCCCCGCGGAAGGTCGTCGTCGAGAACGTCCGGGGCCACCTCAGCCTCGGGTTCGCCGAAGTCCTTCAGGACCTTGCCGACCTGGGGTTCGATGCGCGCTGGGGCTGTGTCCGCGCTTCCGACGCCGGTGCCCCGCACAAGCGGGAGCGGATCTTCCTCGTCGCTGAAGACGCCCACCACGGGGCACGGGGTGCGGGGGCGGCTGCGCGCTGAGCGGCTCGACGGCCCCCGGTTCGACCTGCAGGACCAGGTCGGCGGCCTGCTCGGCACCCCCACCACGGAGCCCAGGCGCAGGTCGGCGCGCTTCCGGGCCAAGGCCCCGAACCCGGCGGAGTTGGTGCTCATGCTGATGCCCACCCCCACCGCCGAGGACCTGGGCCGCCACCACTCGCTGGAGGCGTGGGACGCGTTCCAGGAGAAGCACCGGCACGGCGACAGCCTGGACGCGGAGATGCGCCGCACCGGCTGGGGGCCGTACGCCCCCGCCATCCGCCGCTGGGAGCGGGCGACGGGCAGGCCCGCGCCGTCGGCCACCTCCCGCCGCGCCGAGGGCGAGCGGCTCAACCCGCTGTTCGTGGAGTGGATGATGGGCCTGCCGGAGGGGACCGTGTCGAAGGTGCCGTACAGCCGGGCGCTGCACATCCTCGGCAACGGCGTCGTCCCCCAGCAGGCCGCGCTGGCCCTCCGGTTGCTGGACCCGCGATGAAGGAGATCGGATGCAGATAGAGACGGTGCCCTGGGACTCGTTGAAGCCGCACCAGGCGAACCCGAAGAACGGCGACGTGGACGCCATCGTCCAGTCCGTGCTGCGGAACGAGGTGTACCGGCCCGTCATCACCGCGAACGACGGCACCATCCTGGCCGGGCACCACTTGTGGTACGCCCTCGGCGAGTTGCGCCGCGACCGGGTCGACATCGTCCGCCTCGACGTGGACCCGGACAGCGCCCGCGCCCGCCGGATCATGATCGCGGACAACCGGACCGCCGACCTCGGCTCCTACGACGACGGCCTCCTCGTCGAACTGCTGCAGCAACTCCAGAAGGACGACGACCTCCTCGGCACCGGCTTCACCGAGGACGACCTGCACGAACTCCTCGACCAGCAGCACAGGTTCGACGAGTGGGACGACCGGCCCGCGATCGAGGACCCCGCCCCCGAGCACGCCGGGCTGGGCAGGGCGTGGCGGCTGGGCAGGCACATCCTCATCTGCGGCGACGCCCGCGACAAGTCGGTGTGGACGAACGCCCCGAAGTTCGCGGCCTGCGTCACCGACCCGCCCTACGGCATCGGGTACACCGGCTCCATCGACATCAGGCGCGACGAGATCGACGGCGACACCGACGGCAAGCAGGCCGCGGCCCTGGTGTCGGAGGTGTACGACGCCCTCCCCCTCGCCGCCGGGGCCGTCTGCTACACGTTCGGCAGCATCGGCGTGGACGGCATCGAGGTGGCGCACGCGCTGAAGGAGATGGGCCTGGCCCGCTGGATGCTGGTGTGGGTGAAGAACAACACGAACATCTCCCGGATGGACTACCACGGCAAGCACGAGCCGATCTGGTACGGCTGGCGGGGCGGCACGCACACCCCGGTCGCGAACCGCACCTCCACCACCGTCATCGAGCAGCCTCGGGTGACGGACAAGTACGCGCACCCCACCCAGAAGCCGGTGGAACTGATCCACCGCCTCGTCGCCAACCACGACTTCCCGAAGGGCTCCTGGGTCGTGGACCCGTTCGCCGGGTCCGGCACGCTGATGGAGGCGTGCGAGAGGCAGGGGCTGTCCGCGTGGATGGTGGACGTGGACCCGTCCCACTGCGAGACGATCCTCGCCCGGTACACGGCGCTGACCGGGGAGGAGCCGGTCCCGCTGTGAACTTCCCCGACCTCCCCCTCTCCCACCAGGTCTTCATCGTCGTCGTCGCCGTCCTCGGCACCGCCCGCCTCACCAGGCTGTTCGCCGTCGACGACTACCCCCCCATCGTGTGGGCCAGGGGGAGATGGATAGCACGGCTGCAGAAGTCCGGCTGGGCGGAACTCGCCTTCTGCCCCTTCTGCCAGTCCGTCTACATCGCCGCCTTCACCCTCGCCACCGGCCTGATATCCGATTTCCACCCCGCCTGGGTGGTTTTCTATTCCTGGCTCTCATTGGCATACTCGGCAGCAATCCTCGTCGTCCGTGACACCCCAAGAGGCGGGTAGGCATGCCGAAGCCCCGCAAGGCGGTCCCAGTCCCACCCAACGGATTCGTCGCCTCCGCGGTGCGCCTCCCAGCGGTCCGAGCCCACGTCGTCGGCTCCGCGCAGGGGTGGCAGGCGAAGTCCTGGCACTTCTTCAACACCCTCGGCGAGGTCCGCTTCATCGCGAACTGGGTCGGCAACATGCTGTCCCGCGCCACCCTCGTCGTCGCCCGCCAGGAGGGGCAGGAGTACATCCCCGTCGACAGCGGCCCCGCCGCCGACGTCCTCGCCGCCTACTACGGCGGACGGGCCGGGCAGACGGACATGCTGCAGGCCACCGGCGTCGACCACACCGTCGCCGGGGAGTGCTACCACGCCTGCATCGGCAAGGACGAGCAGTGGATGACCCTCGCCGACTCCAAGGTGGGGCAGATCAACGACCAGGTGTACGCCGTCGTCCACGGGGAGCGGGTGCCGCTGGCGAAGAACGACTACATCGCCCGCGTCTGGACCCCGCACCCGGTGGAGATCGAGGAGGCGGACTCCCCGATGCGGGCGAACCTCGCCACCCTCGCCGAACTGCAGCAGATCAACGCGCACGTCCTCTCCCAACTGAACTCCCGGCTCAAGGGCGCGGGCATCCTGTTCCTGCCCAGCGAGATCCAGTTCGCCTCCTCGGACGCGCTGGACCCGGCCGCGAACACTGCCGACGCGTTCATGACCGTCCTCGGCGAGGTGATGTCGATGGCGATCAAGGACCCCGCATCGGCCGCAGCCGCCGTCCCGCTCGTGGTCACCGCCCCCGGCGAGTACCTCTCCGCGGTGCAGCAGATGAACTTCTGGACGCCGCTGGACGAGGCGACCATCGCGATGCGCTCCGACGCCGTGAAGCGGCTCGCCCTCGGGATGGACACCCCGCCGGAGGTGATGCTGGGGATGGGCGACGCGAACCACTGGAACTCGTGGCTGGTCAGCGAGGAGGCGATCAAGTCGCACCTGGAGCCCCGGCTGCAGGTCATCGTGAACGCGATCACCACCGCCTACCTGCGGCCCGCGCTGGAGGGGATCGTCCCCGACCCGGAGAACTACGTCGTCCTCGCCGACACCTCCAAGATCCGCATGCGCCCAAACCGCTCCTCGGAGGCCATCGAACTGTACGACCGGGGCGAACTGTCCGGCCACGCGCTGCGCCGGGAGACCGGGTTCGACACCGGGGACGAGTTGACGTTCGACGAGTTCGTGCAGTGGCTGTACAAGAAGGTCGCCACCGGGTCCACGTCGCCGGAGCAGACGCAGGCCGCGCTCTCCCGGCTCGGCGCGGAACTGGGCATGGCCTCCGCGCAGGACCGCAACGCGCCGCCCCCCGACGACATCCGCATCGACGCCCGCCGCGAGGTCACCGACCGCCGGGAGCCGGACCCGCAGCGGGGCATGGACGAGAAGGTGGCGCGGGACATCGGCCTCGCCGCCGCGTGCGAGGTGCTGGTGCAGCGCGCGCTGGAGCGCGCCGGGCACCGGCTGGCGAACCTGCGCACCCGCACGGAGTCCGCGTCCGTCCCCGCCCACGAGCGGCACCTGGTCATCTCCGGCAGCCCCGACAAACTGCTGCACGGGACATGGGAGTTCGCGGAGCAGGTGCTGGCGAACTACTGCGACAGCCCGCAGTCGGTGATCTCCGTCCTCGACCTGTACTGCCGCGGCCTGCTGTCCGCGCAGATCCCGCACGACCCGAAGTGCCTCGCCGCGGCGCTGCGACAGGTGGAGTTGATGTCATGAACCGCGAGGAGTTCCGGCTCGCCCGGACCAAGAAGATGTCGGACGTGTCCGACGCGCTGCTGCCGTGGATCGAGGACGACGTCACCGACGAGGAGGCGATCCTGCTCGCCGTGCACGAGCAGTTCCTCGACCTGTACCGGGACACCGAGTTCGCGCTGTCCCCGAAGGACGCGTGGGACTGGTTCCGCAAGAAGGTGGAGCCGGGGCTGGAGGCGGCGAGGGCGACCTCCGACCCGCGCAAGATCGCGGACTGGCTGGGCACCGCGGTCGTGAACGGCGTCCACGCGCTGCGCAGGCCGGAGCGGCGGAAGATGTGGCTGTCCCGCCGCGACCCGAAGGTCCGTCCCTTTCACGTGGAGGCCGACGGCCAGGTGGTGAAGGTCGACGAGCCGTTCGTCGTCTGCGGCGGGGTGGAGATGGACTTCCCAGGGGAGCCCGTCGGCGACCCGTCGTGCTGGATCAACTGCCGCTGCGTCCTCGCGTCCCCGTCCCAACTGACCTTCGAGGAGACGACCATGCCGATCACCGAGGACGACGTCGCCGCGTTCATGTCCGAGCCCACCGGCTGGGACGACGGCATGGACGACGACCTGGACGACGACCTGCCGGAGGACGACGCCTGGCTGGAGGACGACGAGGACGACGACCCGACCGACCCGGACCGGCTGATGTGGCACGCCCTCCTGGTGCCGGAGGGGGTGGAGTCCGGCGACGGCCGGAAGTTCAGCAAGGGGGCGTTGACGTGGCGGGACCTCCCGCTGCCGATGCGGTGGCAGCGGGAGGACCAGCAGGGTCACGACGGCGCGGTGACGGTGGCCGTGATCAATCGGATCGAGCGGTTCGGGGACGACCTGTGGGGCGAGGGCTCGTTCCTCGACGAGGACGACGCCGATCGCGCGGTGGGGCAGATCATGGACGGCGGGCTGCGCGGGGTGAGCATCGACGCGGACCAGGCGGAGATGGCGGCGGACCCGGAGGACGGGACGGTGGAGTTCGCGAAGGGCCGGATCAGCGCGGCCACGCTGGTCGCGATCCCCGCGTTCATGGAGGCGACGATCCGGCTGGGTCCGATGCCGGAGGACCCGACCGCGGAGAAGGAGGCGACGTACGAGGAGTTCCTGGAGCCCGAGTTCGCCGTGTCCGAGAAGCCGTGGGACGGCAGCGCGTCCCGGTTCACGCCGGAGGAGTACAAGCGGTCCACGATCCTGCACAAGTGCGACGGGCTGGAGAAGTCCTGCCATTCGCTGCCGATCCGGGAGCCGGGCGGGCAACTGAGCCGCGCCGGGGTCCA